AAGATAAATCAACACCATTTGATCTTAATATTTTATTAGACGAGCCAAGTCCCAATCTATCTGTAGCATTAGATGAATTTCTATATATAATATCACCGCGAGTTGTCATAGGATCAGAAAACTCGCCGGTCGATGCACTAAGCATATTATCGCCGTACCATTGAAGTCCAGGACCTGCTGATATTACAGTACTAGGTTCTATTCTGAAAGCGGTGTTTAGTGAAACCTGATCACTCAGATCTATAAAACCATTTATACCACGACCACTAAGAGAATAATTTATCCAACTATCATCCTGAAAGATTATGACGTCGCCATCTTCAGCATCGCTCACGTTAACATTAGATATATCTCCTAATGTATAAACGTTCAATAGTTGATATTCTAATTCATCTGCGATAACTCTAAACCAAGATTCTACATTACTAAATTTATCAGAATAAGATTCTTTAAATTCTAAAGTCCTTTGAGACTCTACAGTAACGGCCGACAGTTGTGTTGCTAATAATTCTACATCAAACGGATTGATATCGACGGCAGTATAATCAACAGCACCAGAAGTGATGATAACATTTCCATCCTCATCTTTATTAGGCACTTTAATTTCAGATGTAGCTTGTTTAAGTTGATCTAGCGCGTGTTGATATATTGTTTCTTTAGTAATTGCCATTACATCTCCTTAAGTCCCCGGTACTTCGGTGTTAAATACTTTGTCCTTAGCGGTAGTAACACCAGACTGAATAACAGGTGGTAATATTCCCTGTGCAATTTGTAAAGTATCCTGTGCAATTTCACCGCTCATAGATGGATTCAACGGAATGGCGGCCGCCTTTGTGGCCAATTTAATTGCGGGTGTTGCTTTTTGTATAATGTTTGTCACCAGAACATAAGCATTATAAGCTGTAATGGCCGCGAGTGCTGTAGTAATAGAAGCCATGATGGCACTATTCTTTTTTATAGCTGGGAATTTTTGAGCTGTCAGTAATGCCACTTGCAGTTCGGTCATAGTTAACGAATTCATTTTATGATCTATTTTTAATAATTCAGCTACGGTTGCCATAATTAAGCCCTCACATTCTTTGTTGCCGTTAACACATGACCATCCTTTGTTAATATTTGTCCTGGTGTTGGTGATGTTACAACATATCCACCGCCCGGACCTATAACAACTTTATCTCCTGCATCTATCCTAACGACTTTATCAGAGTGTATTGTGATTTCTCCTTCTTCATCTGCCACAATTTTAACACCCAGTCTTTGTTTATATACCATCTCACCAATGCGGCGATTAATAACTAGATAATCTCCTTCGTCTAGTTCAAAAAATACCATGCTGTCTGGATAATCTGTACCTCTGAGCTTTGAAATAGTATTAGTATCAATTATCTTATCGGTAAAGTGGGGGAAATAAATATCTCCCTTTTCAAAATAAACACCAACTAAAGTGCCAACGGGCGGAACTATAAAGGATCCAATTGTACTACCAACAAAATTCTTATCATTAAATGCCCAAGGAATATCTTTATCAGAAACATCATTGCCATAAATACCAAAGACTCTTATTCTACAACGACCAAGTTCATCTGGATCATTATTATCAATAACCCGACCAACATAATCGTCGAGCAATCTATCTTCATGTTCATCTAAAAACTCTGTCATTACAAACGAAAGAGGATCTGATAATCTAGTTCTAAGTGTTTCTTCTAATCTAATCGCCATATTATTCTGTCACTCTATATTGTTTTACATCTTGAGATTTGTTCATTCCATTTCTATGAAGCGATACCATCTTTTTGTATATACCATCCTTTGATACCTGATGTGTTATTCCACCAACCAAATAATTCCCGCTCATTACTTTATTAGGACCATCATCAAAATTCGACGGTACACTCAAATTTATTTTATCAAACAGGTTTATATCATTTCTAGCATCAACATTTATAACAAGAGAGAACGCAAAGAAATTATTTAACAAGAAAGGATTGCGCGCTAACGATTCAAAATATCCCCCGTAAACATTCTCTGTATAAAAATGGCCCGATTCCGAAAAAACATCTTGGCCCGCATACTCTTTATCTGTAAAAGATAACTGTGTCAACTTTTCAGGGGTACTAACGCTTCCTGTCTTTTCTGATCCATTTAAATCATAATACTCATAAGATCCACCATAGCCGGTTGTCTTATTATAATAACCATTAAAATTTACAATATCATATTGATTGTACCAAATGGTTTTATCTTTATCATCTATTTCATTTTCAAACATTACTTGATCGAGTTTGGCTATTCTACTTTCCTTTTTATTCATTTCTGCATGAAGAGATGTATATACAAATTTAGATTTAGAATTGGCATAAAATATTGGAAGATCGTCTGATATACTAGCCCTATTTAAAATATGACGAATGAATTTATAATTATTACTACACTGTAACCAAGTCATCGTATCGGTCGGTATAACATTTAAAGGATTTGTAAATGGTAAATCAACTTCTTCTGATATAGTTTTTAAAACACTAACAGAATTTTGCTTTCTAAAACTTCTACTATGGCTCGGAGTAAACATTGAGCTGACTTTAAGATGGCCAGACATTTCAACAACAATTTGTTTATTATCACTGACCTGATTGACTTTGTAATCGCTAAGAAGAAAAGTCATCGTTAATGCATTTTTATCTTGGTCTGACTTGCCGATCGTAACTTTTATTTCATCGTTGTCTTCTAACGGCAATCTTTCGATCATTGTTCCGTCATCAACGTATGTTAATTCTAAACGGGGGAGTATGTCTATTACCCATTCACGTATCACCAAATTCAGTACATTTGCGCCTGTATATCTTTGTCCTTGAATTACTAAATCTAATAGAAAGTTTTGTCCTGGTAATTGTACTGATGGCATTTATCAACCTCACTGTTTGCTTTGCACATTTAAGTACCAATCCTCGATATCTCCAAGGCTAGGAACGTTTACTATATCACCAACAGCAACATCATTCCACCAGTCCTGAATATTATTTATCTTAGCTACGATCCACCAATAATCAGTAACACCATAAAACTTTAAAGAAAACAAATCGGGCCGGGCTATAAAGCTTCTGGCCATCGTTGCGAAAGTCATCGGTCGTTTAATTTTAAAAAGATCCCAATTAGTTAATAACAAGTCTCTTTCTTTAACGCCATCAACATTTTCTAATTCCATAAAATTTGATCTATTATATTTTGCCATTATATCTCCAGATTAAAAAGTTGTAAGGCCACCCTTACGACTTGCTTCGTTCTGTTTATCTATTGTTATAACTCTACTGGCCCCATCACGCGGCAAGAACAATCCAATATCATTTGCACTAGAAATTATCTTTCGTGATGATAATTTAAGAGTAGCATCTACCCACAACGGCCCGGATCTTGTCATTTCTCTTGAAAAATCTAAAATTACATTTTCTAATACCATGTCGGAATGACTAAAATAATTTGATATTTCAACCTTAACTGGGCTCGGAGACCCCCTTAATGTCCAATAATCGGAAATGTCATCTAAAACATTATCAGCTCCAGCATTGCCAAGGAATTTACCGACGGCTACGCCTAGAGTTGCAATTCCTGTAACGGCATCAATTCCTTTTTCTGTAACAGTCTTCTTCGACTGCTTGACAAGACCACCTTCACGGAAAAATTTTTCTTCTTTCCCGGCATCCTCCGGTTGTTTCGATGCATAGCCGACCGCGGCCGCGGCATTGAGTGCCCCTTTGGAAATTTCCTTTTTAACGTCGTTCGCCACTGCCAACAAAGCCAATGCCTGATCCGGGGCCCCATTCATACGAAGCTCAGCAGCGGTTGCTTTTATTACATCAAATGCTTCGCCCGGCACACACATACTTAATAACATCATCGGAATAAGAATAGTATTCCAATTTGAAGTCCAATTCACAATTCTAATTTTAGGATTGATTTCTAAATATCCACTCTTTTTATATAACTTTTTAGAAGCATAAACTTCGCCAATTTCTCCAACACCAAACTGTGGCGCAACTTTATTAGCAAAATTAACAAAGGCCACACCTTTCGACTTTATACCATCTAGCAGTTTGATACTAGGAATTAGACCACCAAAGCCTCCCCTTGCTCCCCATTCGGCATTAATAGAAAAATTCAATTTCTCTGATATAACACCAGTAATAGGAATATCCATACTAGTGGAAAATTTTCTTATGGAGGTCGGGGTGATTCTAATAACAGCATAACCGTTTTTAGTCTTACCTTCTAAATCTGTATCGCCATATGACTTTTTATAAGATTCTTCATCAAACAACGTTCTAGCAAAAGAATTTCTTAATTCACCACCGATATTACCAACCGCACCTTTAAGTTTATCTATAGCCATATTATCCCCTCGCCGATGTTGTTACAGATGTAACATTACTAATCTGTGGTGTTGGTAATGCTTCTTGGAATTGTGTTCCTATTTCTTTTGCTAACATCATAATACTCGCTGATGATAAATTAATTCCTGTACTCTTTTTTTTATTCATTTCTATTTCAAAATCCGGCAAGTTACTTGCAGAGTTCTGAGTTAATTCCGGTTCTGGTAAAGAATCACCACCAACAAAAATCTTTTTATTTCTCCAGTCCTGATTAATTGTATCCCTTTTACCATAAGACGGATCCCATGGTTCAAGATGCCAAGGTTCGTTCTTTGCCTTTGCATTCTTATGGCCGTGTGTATCTCCCCAATGTAATAAAGGTCTATGGAAATTTTTAAGAAGTGACAACTTTTCTAATTTATTAGCATCTTCAGATTGAATATCAATAGCCCTTCCAAACGCATGAGGGCTCCTTGGGTTTTTAGATCTATAAGCTGAATTAACACGAAGGTATTTTCCTCCAGTTTTGTTAAAATATTCCTTTGCCATTTTTAAAAAATTAGATCGAGTTGTTCCATCCATATTCGTAAGATCTGTATACCACTCTGGATGAAATTTCACACCATCATAAGACTTAAATCTTGATGATTTACTACCATAACGAAGATCTTTACCTGAATATATAACATCCTCGTCTTGTTGTATTTCTGATTCTTTACTAGGATCAAATGTATTTTTACCAACCATTAAGTCACTACCCAATACATCACCACCACCATCGGCAGCGGCTTTATTTTTGAACATATTTTTTAACTTGCTACCAAAACCTGGGACAGAACTAACAGCTTTCATTGCTTTACCCTTATCACCAACACCCATAGTCAAGGCAGCTTTTGTATCCCTAATAGCAATAATAGCATCTATCGCAAATGAAATTGCAGTACCAACACCAGGAAATATAGAAGCGATACCAGAAGCTATTTCTAAAACACCACCAATATAATCTCCCTTTATAAATTTACCGATGCCAAAAATCAAACCAAGAATAGAACCAACTCCAGGTATTTTCTTTAAAAAAGATTTACCAAGAGCCTTCGATCCAATCTTACCTATGGCCTTGCCTGTTTGTTTCCCTAACATTTTACCAAGATTCTTTACGCCACCCTTTGATAATACTTTAAATGATAATTTAGCGAACTTAGCTAAATTTTTAATTCCCTTAAAAAAACCACCGACTTGCTTGAGTGCCGCCATTCCGTTTTTTAAAATTTTAGGCATACCCACCGTCAGGGGGAACATTACAGAAGTACCCCACTTTAAGAATGTTTTTGTTATTTGTCCCACGCCTTCCGGGGATGTGAAAATGCTTTTAAATCCCTCTTTTGTTACGTGTAATATTCCTTTTGACGAATATTTAATAGCCCCCACAAACAGATCTTTAGTAAGTTTTCCTATAGTCCCAGTTACAAATTTTCCTTCCGGGGAATTATAAAAATCCTTTAAGACATCCCAACCCTTACCAAAAATTTTACCCAGGCCGTTTCTAATAGTAGACAAATATTTATTTTCTCCTGTTAGTAAATAACCAACAACACCGCCCATTGCTAATCCAGTTAAAAGCTGACCTGCGACGCCAAGTAATCCTTTTGCTTTAGATATAACCCGCGATCGCTGTTGTTTAGTTTGTTCCTTTAATGCAGCTTCTATATCTTTCAGTTCGCCAACTACATTCTTATTAGGGTCTTTTTCCCTAATAAAGCTTTTTGCATCTTTTTTAGATTTCTCTGATGTTTTAGATGCATTGGTCAATAACTTATTACTAGAAGCTATATCTTTGGTCATCGATGACATTGATGTATTCATGTTTTTTAATAAAACCAAACTGGCATTATGGTACATGCCAAGGTTCTTAGTCATCTTATCAATACCAGGATCAGATCTAACAGACCTAAACTTTTCTTGGTTTCGACGACTAATAGCTTCGGATTCGGCTTTATTAACTACATTCATTCCAGAGTCTGGCATTATCCTGTCATTCCTTCGCTAAACATATCGGGTGTTATAGTATTTTCCTTTTTATCTCTCGATTGCTTTTCTTTTCTTTTTTCTTCTGATAATCTCTCAAGGCACCACACAAATTCAAAATAATCTTTATCATTAAAATCAAAATCAATTCCCATATGATACGCTAGTTGAAACTCCATTTCTAATATTTCATTTAAAGTTATTGTTGGGAACAAAAAAGTCGGCGCGAAAATTAGCCCTTTCAGGGGCAATACCTCCGCAAGAGTCACAAGTTACATTCATAATAGGCTCGATTCCCATGCCAAACTTTTCCACATATGTCATTATAGTTGAATAATCTTCACCAGATAACTCACAAATATAATTATATTTTTGAATCAACGTCATCTCTTTGTTATTAACCATTAACATATTAGCTAGACCAAGGATTTCATCATCAGCTTCGATATCACCAAACGCTTTTGCATTCATCTCTTTATATCTATCAAGATAATTTTGATCTGATATTGTCAAAAACTTCAATTGAATTTTATCTTGATTGTTTAATGATAATTCTTTATCAATTTCATATTCATCACTAAGATATTGTACTTGTAAATTATTAAGTTTAAAATGAAACGACGATTTCATTTCACATTTCTGACAATGGAAATTTACAACATAACCACTATCTCTAAATGTGTTAGCTCTCAACCAAAAAATTATATACAATTTATCGGCGATAAGAATATCACCTACGTCTATTCCCTTAACAGTCCTTTTAATAATATCATTAAGAACATAATCTGCATTGTTCTCGTTCAAAGAAGATAATTTTTTAATTTCTATTACCTTTAACGGCCTTGCCTGAAGACTCGTTCCCTTTGGATATAAACGATACTTAGAAGGTAAATCGGTAATCTCCCAATAATTAGCACCACCGGTTACTACAGCGCTCGGTAGTGTCTCTCTTACTTCTGGTTGTAAAGATTTCTTTAGCTCATTAAATTTAGCAGGATTTTTTTCATGTCCTTCAAATTTTTCAATTGCCTTTCCTTCCATTGTTGCTAGAGTTTGCTCAATCAATTCATCGTCTTCCTTTGCTCTGTTCTCTGAGAACGTATCTTGTTGTTTACTAGCATTTTTAGTAAGCTTTCTTAAATCTTCATCTTTTAAATCTTCAAACTGATTCATATCAATACTCCTTTAAAATTAAACATTCTTTTATATTTATCCACCAAATATAGTTTTTGCGTCTGTCGCAAAACCTTTAGCCTCTGGAGAATCTTTCCCCAATCCAATTTTTCTATCACGCACCCTACCAGCTACAGAATTACCAATATTAGATAATCCTTTCTGTGCCGCATTATACATCATATATTTAGGATAATAACTTTTCATAACATCACAACCAAAACTAATATTATATTTAATTTGATCGCTGCTTTTATAACTATAAACTGGTGAGGTCGTTCCTATAAAATATAAATCTTTATAGATATACCACACAACAGGGATACCACTTTTATCTTGCACTTCAACTATTAAAGAACCGATCCGATTCTCCATAGGATGTTCATAATAACCATCTCTATCTATTATTTGTTTCTGACACCAATTTATAAAATATGATATAGTACCAATCTCATCCTCTTCCAATGTCATTTCGACTTGTAACCAATCCTCTGTCTTAAGTACAGGAAACGTGCGTAGTAAAGCACCCCACATCTGTTTTTCTTTTGTAAACGTATATTGTGGTAACGTAACACTCTCTATATGAAAACTTCTAATAATCGGCATTGGGCCTGTTTTCTTTCTAACTTCATTCGTTTTGAATGGATTATCAAGAAATGTAGCATAAAATCTCCACGCCGGTTGTATAGTTTTGCCGCCAAGGGGCCCTGGAAACTTATACCAAGTTAACAACTCTAAGCCGTTTTGACCGTAAGGCATTGCGTACTCCTAAGATTTATATTGAAAGAGATGGGGGAAAATACCCCCCATCTTTATTTATTCATCAATTCACAGTAGTCATGAGGGGCTACTAGTCGCCAGTGATCATTTCCCAAAAATCATATTGAAAAGTTACATTATATATAACTTGCTCTGCACCAGAATAAGCTAGTGTAACATCTTCTACATTTGTTGGCCAAGCGTTAACAAATTTGATTTGCTTTTTCAGCGGATCTTTATTATACTTAAACATTCTAAGTACAATATCTCTTGTCAACTGACGCTTAGTTACTTTAGTAGGATTTGCCCCACCACCATTAATACCAGGCTCAATATTAAATATCTGTTGTCTCCACTCATATAACAACTTAGTTACCAATTGATCTTCTGTCTCTTCAAGAGTAACAGACATTGTATTAGTAAAAGTTGGCTTACCAGGAAAGAATTGCTTCATTCCCATAAACTCACTTGTCATAACTTCATTACCACGACCAGGTATCACAGCTGTCCTAGCTCTAAGAAGAATATCCTTCTGATCATAACCATCCAACAGATCTGCTATTGTTGGGATCCATAGCTGCCACATCCAGGTTTTTTGTATATCAGGAAGGTTTTTCATTCTACCTTCTATTGTGAAATCTGCCATATTTATCTCCTTATGTTATCCTATTTATATCTCGTGCTTATAATGTTTATATTTATCATTTACGCATATTGCAATCTAACTTCTGATACACTAATTCCTGTGCGTGTTACAACAGTAGTAAGCTGTATGAATTCGATCGTCTTGGCTGGCTGTACATATATATCTACATTCAGCCTATTCTGATCTATAACATCAGCAGTATTATTAGTTGTGTCACATACCACAGTATAATCCAAAAGTCCATTGCCGGCTTTTACAGAAGCCAGAAAATTATCTACCAAAGAAAATACTCTAAGTCTAGTGGCTGTTGTATTATTCTCGAACGTAAATGGTAATAGAGCTGTTTCAATATTATTTTCAATATATAACAGATTTCTTCTAACATTAATACGATCCAATGCGCTCTTCTTAAGTTGTGCTGTTTTTTGTCCCCAAAGAGCATAACCCGCACCCCGGATCCATTTCACACAATTAATATTCTTATTGTACATCTTGCCAATATGATCATCTTTAAAAACGACCTTTTGATCTTGCACACCTAATATACCCCTATTCATACCAGCAGGAGCGTCCCAAGGATTAGCTACCGTATCTGTTCTAGCAAAAACAGCCGCACCAAAAATCGAATTAGGAAGATATATAAACTTATCATTATATCTATCATATGTTTTAGAATAGCCACCATACACAGCTACGTAAGACGGCTTTTGATAGCCGTACTGCTCTGCTGTTATGATTGACTGGTACGTATCATTAGACACCCTTCCTGCTTGCACAACTGCTATACAATCCTGCCTCTGTGCTGCTACTCTAGCAACTTCTTGTTTAACTGTAGTATTGTAAGTAGGGCAAATAAGAATTGCAACTGACACTTCTTCTCTATTTGTAAAGCGATCCCAACCTGCTATATTATCAGAACCTAGACCATTATCAACTACTGTATTACCACCACCGAGCTCAGCAAGATCACTATAATTTACATAGTAACCAGAACTATCTTCTGCATTTGGGGCCGCTGTCTTTACAGCACTAGTAGCTATATAAGGTATTGTTCCCGTGCCAGCCTTCATGTATATGTAACTAGAATATCCATTAATGATACCCTCAATGAATAACTGGTTGTTATTTTGGTCTTTAGTTGGGGACAATGCACCATAAAAAACCTCGACCGGGGATAGTCTAACCTTACCGGCTGCCTCGTCCGCTGATGATGGATAATAATCTGTCCAATTCTTATTAGTATCTTTTTTATATACTAACACCTTAATCAATTTACTTGCTATAGGATAATATTTTTCTATAGAAGTTTTTCCCATTAAAGCGCCATCATCTGCTGTACCCGAAGTAAATCCAGCAGTAACAGCAGAAGAAACTATTGGGTAATCATCATATCCGAACTTCCAATCCGCACTAGTATTAAATGTTTCAACTGTTACAGCCAAATCATCTCCTTCGTTACCAGGAGTAATTGCACCAACACCAATCAAACCAGAAGGCGCTGTTAACCAATTTTGATCTAAACTATATATCCTATCTATTTTATCAGAAACAGGAGCAACTACAGCACTTATACCATCCGCATTATCAACACCACTAAGAGATGTATTAACCTCAACAGAAGCATACATATCCTCACCCGCATCAAATTCTCTTACAACATACAACACAGATGACTCTTTAAGAAATTCAAGGGCCGCATAAGAACCATAACCATATTCTGGTACAAGTCCATTTTCTGCTGTGTTAACTGTATTAGAGCCAGACGCAAAGTATGGTTCTCCAAATGTTTCAATAAATTCCTTATCCTCTGATACCAGCACTGGTCTATTAATTGGACCCTTTGGGGATCTAATTACTATTCCACCATCTGATACACCAGCAGGAACAAGTATCTCCGACAAGTCAATTTCCTTTCTATAAACACCAGGCGTATTAAAAATTCTCGCCATCATGACCTCCTAAGTTTCTATATTTAACTTTAAAGCATTTCATTTCTTCTTACTTATTTATAGTATTTATATAATTTTGTTATCATATAATATCAGTAATTTCGTTTCCTTCATCAAATATCATAACCGGCATAGCGTTTGGATCGAAATCTATTTTATATTTATCATCAATTGTTTTAACAGAAAGGTCTCTACCTTCAAAATAATCTGTGATAATAAAGTATAATGCCCATAGCAAACTAGTCACACAATCATCATGATCATTACGTCCCGCCTTAAAAACATTTGGGGTTGCTTCCTCATATCTGCTCAATTCATATATTGTACGCTTATCAACTATTTTTAACCACGACTTCTCCATATAATCTTTGATAAGTAAACAACCATCTAGCTTAGTTTTTCTATGAGATCTTATCCCTAATCCCTTTGGATCAACATTTATAAGATTTTCATTTTCATATTCATACCAAATAGCATCACAGACAGAAGAACCAATATCATTGTTTTCTACCATCATCGGCGCGCCACCATAAAAATCTGAAATAGAAATACAAACTTGAGCAAAATCTCTGGCATTAATCAAATTGTTTCTATACATCGCTACTTGTTCTATATCTTGAAGATTAGATATTTTTAATACTTGTATAACAGAATAATCTTTTCCTGTGCCCTTTGCAGAATCAATTCCTAATACATAAAGCGTACTTGGTTCTGGAGATTTATAAATTTGAAATAAACCATTCCATTTCATTGATATAGGATCTGCTGGTATTATTCTCTCTAATACATCTCCATCTACAAGTGTTGAAGAGCTCCCTAAAAACTTACAGGAATACTCTTGAGCAAATCTAACTGGGCCACCAATAGCCGCAATTGTTTCTTTTTTCCATTGTTCATCTCTACCTGGGACTTCCCACCAGCCGACAAAGATAGGAAAGAAATTACTCTTACCGCGCACAGCATCCATCCAGAAATCATAAAAATGGTTCAGACCGGTCGGTGTTGATATTATTATAATCTTAGATGTAGTACCACTTGAGATAACAGGATATGTGGCAGTAATAAATTCTTCTGCGATGTGAGGTTTAACTTTAGCAAACTCATCCATGTACAATAAATTTACAGAATCACCAGAAATTGAATCAGATGAAGTAGATGCTGCTATTGCTTTAGTACCATTACCCAGACTGATCGATTTTTTGTTCCAGCCGCCCTCTTCTATTCCCTGTTGCATCCACAATGGAATCATTTTATATGCGAGCTTAATTCTATCTAATATCTTAATAGCAGTAGGTTCTTTATTAGCAAGTATAGCAACGTACTTATCTTTATGAAATAAGATGTACCACAATATATAAATTGTAGAAACTGTTGTGTTATGCGATAATATATCATTCGTATACAATGTATGAGTATCTGAATCTACTGTTACATCAAACATCTCTTCTGGTTCTAATTCTAATTTTTTAACAGAAATTACCTTTTGTAAACCAGTTCTAGTTATTACTCTATCATCTTCTGTTAAATCCTTTACAAACTTTTGCTTAAAACCATCAACCATTACTATATGATCATCAGCACATTTTAAATCACAACTAAATGTTTTTAATTCCCAAACATCATACTTAATCGTTTTATGTAAATGTGTTATATCTTTCCAACCCGATTCAGTCTCTATTTCCCATTCATCTAATTCATATGATTCAATAAATTTTTCATCGATCGGTTCAATTTTTTGTGCCATTTATAAATTCCATACACTCGTTTATTACTCTTTTAGAATCCTTATTGTAATCCATTTCTTTAACATGAAAAACATCAATACCCCTTTCATTAATTTCAACATCTCTCAAATCATCTCTAGTTCTATTTCCTCGACCTATTATACCATGCCAATAAGTACCATCAAATTCTATACATTTATTTATATCATCAATATAAAAATCTAAAGATCTAGTTGTTTTATTAGTTTTTAATCTAAATTCTTTATTTTTATTTTCAATTTTATTGCCATTAAATAAAGTAGCAAAGTATATATTTTTATATTCACATTTAATCATTTTATATATTTCCCAAAATAACTCTTGACTAACATTAGAATAATTTTGTTTTGGAAAATTTTTCAACCATTTGGCCTGTCTCTCTTGCCATCTTTTTAACCCAGCCTCTTTACCATACTTTTTAATACAAATATCTTTACTAAACGTCGTCTGATAATTTTTAAGTTTTTCTCTTGCTTCTATTTCATTATACCCCTTCTTAATCCAATGCTCTATTCTTCTAGGAGAAATTGTTTTGTCGTTTTTATACGTCGTAATTATAGATTTCCTAGCTCTTTTATCTCTATCTGTATTCTCATTATACCATCTTACATTGCAATCTTTATTATAACAAAAATTTTTATACCCCTCAGTAAACGAATGAAATTTTAATTTTTTACCACAATATTTACAACAATCAAGTTCTTCTTTTAACATTAAATATTTTATATAATACTTTTCTATGTTAATATCTGGATGAAAACTTCCTAAGTGCTGTCTCAACCCGCCCTTTGTTTCATATCCAACATGACAAATTTCACATTTATATTTAATAGATTCTTTTTTGTTATAACTTTGATAGTGCTGTAAATTACAAAAACTACCGGAATATCTTTTGTATGGTAATATTTCATCACAATATTTACATTTTATTTTACCAAAAAGATATTCATTATAATAATTTTCTATACAAATTTCTTTATGACATTTAGTAATATGGCACAATAAACTACTCAATTTATCAGATCCGCGGCCGCAAATTTCACACCTATATCTTAATTGATCTGGGTGACAAATGGCAATATGATCTCTTAATCTTCTTTTAGTTTTAAATTCCTTTTCACAAACTTCACACTTAAACATAAACAAAACTCCTCGATTTAATTTTTACCTATAAGTATTTATATAAAAACACATACCTATATGTCATAAAAAATTAAATATATGAAGTTTTTATTTATTTTTAATTTGCTTATATAGCTCTCCTATCATTATTTCTTTAATTTCACCCGTATTTTTGTTTTTTATTTTTACCAAAGTATCATTAAAAAAACATTTTCCTGCTTGGCGAGAGATTCTTAGAATACAGTGCCTAGTTTTTTTAGGTGGGTCCACAAGAGTATTCAGGGGCGGATCTATATAAGCTTTAAGAATTTTCTTTTGGAAATCGTACAAAGGAATTTTCTTTTTTCCTTCGTCCAATGTAACAATATAAAAATATTTCTCTGCAAAATAAATTATATCTTCTTTACATCTAATTAATTCCTCTAACATTTCCTTTGAGTATTCTGTCTTTTCATTGGCAGATCTCAATTTAGCATTACCTAAGTACATTCAATTTCCTTAGGACGCGTATTTTTGAACTAACCTCTTCCAATTTGGGCTATCACTTTCCCTTATTTTAAGAGCCTTAGTAAACGTCCTCATATTCATTTCACCTTCACCAAATTGATCTTTCATGTCTTGCATATATTTAAAAACTTCTTGTTTTACTTTCATACTAACTTCAGGCATAATGTCTTCTAAAATAGATTTAATTCTAAGAAGCATATCTTTAGCCTTTAAAGTAACATCAACAGCAAACGATCTTGATAGTATAGCCTTATTCATTTTCCTTTTGTGAATATTAGAAATGAAAATTACTTTACCATTGAATCTAAACTTACTAGGAAGCTGGCCCGAGTCTTCAATTTTATCTTCTATGTCATATTCATCCATTCCATCTGGATTAAAAGTGTTTCTAGATATCCATGAGATCTCTCTTGGCTCATCAGAATCAAGAGCGGCCTTAAGAATATTAACACCATTAGGATCTTTGAAAACAGAATCGGCATCATCATAAACTATCAACTTGTTTCTATTATCATACAAAGTTCTATACATACCCAATGGAGTAGAATAACCCTTTACCCTTAACCAATCTTCACCAGAATTCAAACCAGCATCCTCGATCGCTTGTTTAACCAAATACGATTTTCCGGATCCAGGCATACCAGTTATAAGAAGAGACGGTTGTATATCATCTAATACCATCTGAACCAAATCATCTAAATCTTTATAAACTGTTTCTGGGTCTGCATATATTTTCTTATCTAATTTTGCTTGGGCATCTTCTGTATCAATAGCTTCTTCTGGTTGTCCTTTGTTAACCTTTACTCTGGCCTTGGCTTCATTAACACCCTCTTCAACTTCTGGTTCAGTTTCCATTTCGAATTCACCGATCGTTGGTTTTTTAAGTTGGTTAATAATAGTTGGAATTATTTTAACAATTGACATTCCTTGTGTTGGTATATTAACAGATGGACTTGAATTATTAGTAGCATCCCAAATGTCAACAGAAATTATTTCATTCTTGTTATTAAAATTAAATCTAACAGCCTGTACAGTATTCCCTATAAAATATTTAAGGCCTGCACCAGCTCCTTTAGAATTCTTATATTGATCAACTCCATGATATTGATACAAGGATTGACCTAATTGTTTTTCAATTGTCGTTTTAATTAATCCTGCTGCCCGTTGAAGATTCTTTTCAGCAAAGGCTTCTAAAAAATAATGATCTAAAAACTTCATATTTAAATTGCTCCTATATTAGATAAAAGAGTAACAACAGCATCAATAGAAGTATCCCCTTTCTCCGAATTATCTCCCAAAAAAGCAAACCACTTGCCCTCTGTTTCAACCACATTTAAGCCCACCAATTCTTCTTGTAGAGCTCCTTCGTTGTCATAAACTATAACTGTATATTCTATGTTATCTGTTTCGTCGTCTACTGGCTCATATACCAAACGAGTTTGACAATCTCCATCTTCACATTCCTGATGGATTATATATTCACCATCTGGGATAACTTCTTCAACATCTATAGGTGATCGTTCATCGTCCGGATCACTTCTTTGAATTTTATCCTCTGTTATGAATAATTTAAGATGTCCCAAAAAACTCATTGTTATTTATCCTTCGTGTCGAGATTTTCTATTATCTCTATCGTCTGCTACTTCAAATTCTGCTTCAATAGCATTAATAGAACTGTTCGCCCTAGCATTATCAATTAGATCCAACACTTGATCTGGAGTCATTGATATTTTACTAGTGCCCATATTATTTATAGCATCTAAACTTTGACTAGACTTTAGTTGTAATTCAACCACTGCCTGATTCAATTCTCTAAGTTCTGTATACTGTTTGGTAGCGGCCTCTGTTAATTTAGCGAACGCCTCAAACATTCCCTGTCTAGCTCCTACTTTGAGCTCACCATTTAATTTATCCAATACAGATCTTGTACATAAAATTAATGATTTAATATCCTGTTGTAAAAATTCTTTATCCTGCAAAGCCAAATTAGGATCGTGTTTAACCAATTGATTCTTTCTATCTTCTATTTCAACCAATTCCTTTTTAACTTCTTCGACGAGCGGTTCACTTGGATCATAAACTGTTCCAAATTCCTTACTCAATTTTGTCATAGAATCATCTGCGCTTGTAATCAATTCACTCATTTATAAACTCCTTAACTTGTATTAGATGCGCTTGTAGATCTAAACCAATCAAACTTCACATCTACACCATCATCACCAACATAATATCTATCTTCATCATAATTTCCACTTGTATCATATGACGCACTTGTTACCCACTCTCCACCATAATTTCCAGATGTTGAATATTCATCTGATGATGGACCAGCGCTTGTTACTAATTCTCCTGCTGAGGTCTGATATCCTGATGTTGAATATGAATCCGTAAATACATCAGTATCACCAACATAATATCTAGTATTAATAACTTTAATTATCTGTGAGTATGTCCAAGGTCTATACATATAAGCATGAACCGTAAAATTTAACTGTCCATTCACATACCTATCGTCCGGGTTGGCCATGTCTTCGGCGAATTCAGGCACAACACTATCAAGCGTCACATGTAAATCTCGTTCTATATTAAGAAACGAAAATTCTTTTACTCTTAGATCCAACGCAGGATTAAAATAAGGCAAAATGTTTTCCATTATCTGAGCAAATTTATCGAGCGAGTCACTACGAACATATAATGTAAAATTCAAATCATAGGGAGTTGGTTGGTAATCAGCAAAGGTTTCTAATATATCAGAGCCGCTTGTCTCAAGGCTTGTCTGTAACCAATATCTCCATTCATTAACTCCATATGCTCTATCTGGATTGTACGATATACCATTTAACAAAACGGCCATGCGAGGTATCATCATATAGAATCTATCACCATGCTCGTTATTTTCACGATCATAATAATGATCTTCAGTTCTATCTTGATGATATTTCTCTACGGGGCCAAACTGCAATGGTACAATATCTGTACTTAAAGCATTACCGCTGACATCATACTTCTTAATAGATATGTCATTAAACATATCCATAAAAGCAATAACAACATTCTTTATTGTTTTAGGATAATAATATTTTTGCATAAATTATCTCTTAGTTAATAACATCTTCTTCGGGTTTGATATCTTCAAATGATTCGTCCTCGGTCTCTTCCACAGAAAAATCTATTTCTTCAGAACCATCTTCGCCCGGCCAAATGAAATTGTTTTCAGAAAATCCTATTTCTGTTAACTTATCTAATATCCATTCTTTGATCATTTCATCTAAATTATCAGCGTCGACCTTTACTAATACCTTATCTATTATATTTGACATCTGAGCAGCTTCATGATCTATCGAGTCGCCCTCATATTCAAAAGATATAGTAGCTGCCGGTACGCCTTCGTTTGTTACTATATAGCTCTGACCATCTGATTCTAGACCAAACTCACCTGGTACTTCTTCTTCGCCCAGAAAAGTATTAATTTCATTCAATATTCCCATTTTGTTCTCCTTATGCTACATAAAAATCTATAGGTTGACTTTCTGTTCTCATCCATTCTAAATATCTAATTTCTTCTTCTACACCCTCTGCATGGAAAGCGTCGCCATTAATTGTAATCCCATCCGGTAATGTGGCTGGGTATTTACTAAGGTGCCATCCCCATTGTTTCTTAGCTCTTGCAACTGCTAATTTTTTCACCAATGGATTGTTATATAATCTCTCTGCTGTTTCTCTTCTATAAAATCCCAACACTCCAGTCATATCTTCTGCCGGTGTGGGTATTATTTGAATGCTCTGTCTACCGGGCAAAAAAGATGCCCTGTAACCCTTACCGAACATTTGCCTTATCTGATCAATATACATCATGGCAATCTGATAATTGGCTAATACTAATTGCCCACCATCATATCCACCGCCCCCGAAGAAACTACCTCGATTAATAAAAGAATCATACAATAACATATGACTAGGACTGAATAAAGTATTAATTCCATCTAGGCCGAAAGACATCTCTAAATCATATATATCCTGGACATCATGAAGCACAGCACTTGTAGATTTCCCTGGGTTTTCTATAACTCCAGAAATAGGAAACTCACTAACACCAGCAGACACAGTAATAACAACATAGTCTAAAAATGATCCCTCTGAATAATTATATCTAGTGAAATCCTGTACCGTGTCAGCTATTATCTGAGAAAATTGATCGTTAGTAACCTCTACATTAATTACAGGCATACCAAGAGTTAATTTAAGATAATCTATCATTTGTGATTCTGAGGATATCGAGGCCATACTTATTCTCCTAGTCCATAAAAATTCCGCTCTCTAATCGCAAGAATTTCTTCCCTTCTTTTTGGTTTTATTTTTACACCCCTAAGAGGTTTTATCTTAGGTCTGACTTTCTTTATAATCTTTTTCTTTTTTGATTTCTCAACTACTATAACTGGTTTTGGTGCCGGGGGTGCTAAAATACGTATCTCTTTTCCAAAACAACCGATCGCCTCATCTGGGACCGGCATAGGACGTTTGTTAAAAGGTACAACAATCTCAACACCATTGGGCATCTTAAACCCATAATCGAACCCTGCAACATTCACAACTACCATATTCAATTCTCCATTAACATTTTATATCATATGTATTTATATATTTTAAATTTCCACTATTATAAATTCTATAAATTCCTCTATCTGTCATTATCTTTCTTTCTGATTTAGTTTTATCATATCCTTGTTCTACTAATTTATTTTTCCTATACGAAAATCTATTTCTTCTTTTATCCCCAACTATATAATGATATCCTGGGCGGGATGTACCTAACATTTCAAACCCCAAATGGTCATATAAAGCATTTCCATTGTCCATAGACCAGCTTCTATCAGCATATGTAATAATTTTGCTTGGGTTATATCTTACAGTAAAAAATTTATATAATTTATTAGCAGCGCCAATCACACTTGTATTTAATTTATTACAAAATCTTAATAACTCATATTCATTTTTGGTTGCTTTCATACCCAAGGAAATTCTTAAATTACCAAATGTCATTAATGAAACCAATTCCCCTTCGAAATAAAGCCCTACAGAAACTTTACAATGATAATTTCCCTGTAAATGATTTTTCTTTAAAAAATTCTTAGAATCTTCTTTTGATACTTCTTTCATTTCACATTTTCTTGCATATATTCTATCACTCTTACCTAATAAATTTAAAAGCCTAGATTTAACTATATCTTGTTTATAAAGCCAATCATCCTCATATATATGTATTAAATGAATTCCGTGTTCTTCACACACATTAGTTTTATTTAAATGATATTTATTATCTTTATATCTTTCACTGTGCCAATATAAACCATTATATTCTATTGCTAATTTAATATCTGGTAAATAAATATCTAATTCTAATGGACTTATTATATTCTTAGAATTTTCTACTATTTCGTTATCATAATTGTTTTCGATAAAATCTAATAATTCTTTTTCTTGTTTTGAGATTCTTCCGGTCGAACATTTAACACAACCCTTACCACACAAATGGTCGTTTGGTCTTTGTTTAAATTCACCATGAATTTTACATATGATGTTTATGTTATCTCTTGTACCTTTATAATTTACATTTTTATAATCATACATATCACCATACAATCGCTTTGCTTTTTTTATAAACTCTTCTGTTGTTAAAGTTTTGTTTATTGAATTTTTGATGATACCACAATATTTACAGCCTTGTTTTTGGTTTATATGAGCAATAGGACTCATTTTAAATTCACCATGATCTGAACATATTATTTTAACCTTATTTTTATTACCAGTATATTCAACCAAAGAATAATCATATCTATCACCATGTATAACCTTGGATTCTTTAATAAATTGCTCATTAGTCTTTCTAAATCTTTTTCCAATTGTCTCATAATAACATTTTTTGCATTTAGATCCATTCAAATGAAGATAAGGAGATTGTAAAAATTCACCATGTTCTCGACACATTATTATAATTTTCTCATCAATAGACTTATATTCCACTTTTGAATAATCATATCTATCACCATGTACATTTTTTGCCCTTTTAATAAAATCTCCGACCGTTAGTTTTTTACTCATAATTTCTCCAAATGTATTTCAAATTTCCACTATTATAAATTCTATAAAATTTTCTATCGAACATTATTTCTCTTTCTGTAATATCTTTATCATAACCGTCTTTAACCAACACATCTTTTCGATATTTAAATCTATTTTCTCTAATCCCACCAACAATATAATAATAATTAAGCTCTGTTGTAGACGCAAACTTAAATTCTAAATGATCATATAAAGTATTTTTATTATTCATTGTCCAAGAACGATCTGCATAACTTATTACTTCTTTTGGATTATATTGTTTTACAAATCTTTTGTATAATTTACTAGCTGCACCAACTACACTATTATTCAATTTATTACAAAATCTCAATAATTCATAACCATTTGCTGAAGATCCCAAACATCTTCTTCTCTTTCCAAATGTCATCAAAGAAACCAATTTGTTTTTATAAAATAATCCAATCCTAACCTTACTAACACAATGTCCTTGTAAATGATTTTCTTCTAAAAATCTCTGAGACATTTTATAATCTACTTCTTTTAATTCACATTTACGAGCATATATTCTTTTACTTTTACCTAATAAATTTAAAAGTCTTGATTTCACTATATCTTGTTTGTAAAGCCAATCGTCCTCATATATATGTACTAAATGAATTCCATGTTCTTCACAAGCAGATGTTTTATTATAATGATATTCTTTATCTTTATTCAATTCATTGTGCCAATACAAACCATTATATTCTATTGCTAATTTAATATCTGGTAAATAAATATCTATTTCATACGGACTGATAATATCTCTATAATTATCTATTACCTTTCCATCATAATTCTCTTTAATAAAATTTAAAACTTCTTTTTCTTGTTTCGAAATTCCAACATCAGCACATTTAGGACACCCCTGTCCATTTAAATGAGCATATGATACTTGATTAAAAATTCCATGATCTGAACAAATAATATCTATTTTGTTATGAGACACAGTATATTCAACTTTTGAATAATCATACCGATCGCCATGTACATTCTTTGCTCTTTTAATAAATTCTTTAGTTGTTAATTTATTATAATTTTTAGCACATCTAGGACATCCCTGACCATATAAATGATTAACTGGTTGTTGTTCGAATGCCCCGTGGTTATAACAAACTATTTTTATTTTTTCATGTGAATCTTTATATTCCACTTTTGAATAATCATACCGATCACCATGTACATTCTTTGCTCTTTTAATATAATCTCCAGTTGTCAGTCTACCACATTTATGACAATTAGATCCTTGTAAATGTTTTCTTGCTATTTGATTAAACTCACCATGCACAGAACATATTATCTTTACATCATTATAAATGCTACTATATTCCACTTTTGAATAATCATACCGATCGCCATGTACATTCCTTGCTCTTTTAATAAACTCTTCTGTTGTGAATTGTTGTTTCCCAGAGCATTTAGGACATCCTTGGCCCTGTAAATGATTTGCCGGTTTTTGTTCAAATACTCCATGTTCATAACAAATTATTTTAACTTTAGAAGTATTATTTATATAATTGACTTTTGAATAATCATACCGATCGCCATGTACATTCTTTGCTCTTTCAATAAAATCCCCTGTTGTTAATCTAGAATTACATCTGGCACATTTAGAACAACCATATCCCCTTAAATGATCTCCCGAGGTTTGATAAAATTCTTCGTGTTCTGGACAAATTATTTTAACTTTAGAAGTATTATTTATATAATTGACTTTTGAATAATCATACCGATCGCCATGTACATTCTTTGCTCTTTCAATAAATCCTTCCGTTGTAATTCTTTTCATTTATATAAACCCCAATTCCGTGTTATGTCATGTCGTTACTATTATTTATACAATATAGCATAAAAATGCACATAAAACAAGGGAGAAATTTCTTTCTCCCCAATTTATATCTAACTAAGATTGCTACTAATTATGCAGTTGGCATTACTGCGCTTACATTATAGTAAGGAATCAATCTGTAGTATCTTCCAGATCCAAGCAATGTATCAGTAATTGCATACCTGCTCATAACTCCGATCCTTGGTGTGAAATCTGAAGGCTCGATAGCTTTACTATTAAGACCCATGATATATGGTGAGAAAATCAATCCACAATCTGAGATTCCTGCACCCTTATAACCAACAAGAGCAAAGTCTGTTTCTGCATACTGATCACGGTAGATATCGATTGTGCCGTTAAGCTTACCAATCTGTGCCATAACTGTGCTAGGGTTAATATCCTGTTTGTACTGTACCCACTGATGGCCAGCCGCCTGAAGACAGGATGCTATTGATGGAGAAACAACCGCAAAGTTACCAGCTCCTCTACGAGTTTTAATGGCAATCTTATTAGCTTGATGAACAATAGAAGCTACAATACTCATATATTGCTCACCAGCCCATCTTCCGTATCCAATCATACTAGGAGTACAATCGTATGCAGAAATAACCTCACCACCATTAGCAGTAGTGACAGCGGCTCTTTTCATTCTGTAAATAATTTCTCTATCCAATTCAGCAGTAACCTCGTACTGAAGGATATTAACCATCTCTCTTTCGATATCGATACCATGCATGGCACGAATATCCTGAGCGGCTTCAAGCGAGAAACTAGCTGCAAGCTTACGAGTTCCTGCTGTAATAGCAAGCTGATCCAATCTAATCTTAAGTTCTGGATATGATCCACAACCAGTCGGAGCTGTCGATGTGATTGTTGTTGATCCTGATGTAGACGATGCTGTAATAGTATTGGCACAATTGTTTCCGATTGTCCAAGCTTCAGAAGCTGATGTGTTAGCTCCAGTACCCGATGTATCACTTGTACCATCACTAGCGCTAGTGTTTCCACCAACTCCAGCAAGTGTAGCTGATGTACCAGCCTGACTACCTGTGTATCCACCGAATCTATCTACTTGATCCCAAGCAGCTTCAATACCAGCGTCTGTGTTATAAAGTACGCGTAATGCATAAGCAAGACCAACCGGAGTTGACATAGCCTGAACACCAACACACTTATTAGCAAACAAATCTGGGAAAGTACGTCTTACAAGAGCCAAGGCTACTGGACGGAATCTCCAAGAATCTGAATCTGCTGCACCATTAGTGAATCCACCAAGTGTACCAGTATTAATAGCACCCTGGGATGCCTCTGTCATGAATACATCATTTCCGTTAAAATCCTTACTCTCTTGGTTTTCCAAAAGTTTTGCCATATTTTCTTTCATGTAAGGATCTTTAACATCATTGATGCTCATTTTTCCTTCTGCTTTTTCCCATTTCTTAATGAGATCTTTTGCGCTCATATAATCCTCCTACAAATTATATTATATTGTTATCTTTTCTTTTATATCAAATACCTGTTAGCCATCGAAGCGTATGTTTCTTCTGTATCTTCTTTGACAACTTTCTTCTTCTTATCCTTCAAACAATCCTTATCTGTAACGACATCGTCGATCTTTTTCTTAGCACCGCCCTTCTTCGTTTTCTTAGACTCTTTCACCATACCAATAAAGGTATCTATCTTATCTTTCACTTCATCAAAATGCTTGCCTTTAAACATTTCTACAACACGCTGCTTCTGTGTTTCTGTAAGGCTGGCTGTTTTATCAGAGATCAAAAGATATGTTGCAGTCTTTTCAAGTCTTTCTTCAGATTCTACATTCTTTGCGATTGCTTCAGACAATTGAGTTTCCAAATCAGTAATCTTATTCACACCCTCTTGAATTGCCTTAGCACCATCTGATTCGATCTCTACAAAATTTTCTTTGTAAAGTTTCTTAATGCCTGTAACAATAGGTGACATCGCTTCATTAATAGCGATCTTTTCAATAGATTCCTCAGAAATTTGTTCAACAATAACATGCTCTAAAAAGCTATCGAGCTTTGTAACAATTTTCTTTTCAAGACTACCAAGCTTCACATCATACTCTTCTACAAGTTTAGCTTTTTCGCCCTTCATCATCTTTGCAACTTCTGTCTGACAATACTCTTCCGCCATAACAGAATATTTCTTTTTGAGTTCTTCTTCAACAAGCTTAACCTTATCTGATACGCGGTCATCTACCAACTGATCCATTGCGCTCTCAAACTTCTTAAGGTCTTTTGCTGTCAAGATCTCTTTAATCTTATCTGTTATTTTAGTTTTCTTCTCTGCCATAATGGCCCCTCCCTTATATTAGCTATAAAATATTTATATTATTTTTTCTTAAAATCAACGTAAATCATTAATTTTTTTTGGTTTGTATATCCTGTAAAAAATCCATAAGATAATGTAAACCGTTCTTTGACACAGTGTTACGGCTATATCTTTTTTTAACCTTCGCTTCTAGTGTTTCATAGGCTCTAGCAAGAACCTCAGTAATTTCACCATCTGCGCCAATGATATACTCTTTGTTTTCCAGAACACCTTCCACAACAGCAGCGGGTGCACTTTGGTCTAAAACAGCATCAATGGTTATTAAATTAAAATCATCCTTAACAGTTTCTTCTTCTAACGAGCCAACGCCCCTAGTTGACATTCCCAATAAAATTCCCTCCTTTACTAATGTCTCAAGAATTCGACCCTTTGGTGTATCTATTATTCTAGCTACTCCGATCCCTAAATTCTTTTCCATTACCAAAGATTCGATAACATGAGAAATTCTATCCAGATTAATCTGCGGCGAATCAGGATGGTCACACTCACCTACAGCCCTATTCTTACCGATCTTTTCTATAACAAACGTATTAACTTCACGCACGATCAATTCTTGTGGATAAATTCGTCCATTCTTATTTTTTATTTCTGCTTCTAGAAATGGTCCCTTTAACTTATAATGTTTTTGGGGTTTTTTTCCTTCTACAATAACATCTTCTTCGAGCACCTCTATGTCCTGAAACGAAACAAACTCTCTTAAAAGTTTCGCCATAATTACTCCTCGTCTGATTTGATGTTCATGATTTCTTTCATCTTATCAACATCAACACCATTCATATTAGCAAGCACTTCAATCTTTTTGTTTTGAATTCTTGTGTTAACTTTCTCAGCAGCCGCTACATCGCAATGCTTCTTAAGCTCGTTAAAGTCTCCATCCAAAACAGTCTTAATAATAGAATCCATAATACCTTTACTCCTTTATAATCAATAGTTCTAAAGTAATCTATTCTTATTTATATTTCTTTTGTCCTTAATTGTACTATCTTCTTTATTCCATTCCTTTAAAAGCATAGAATCACCATCATTTATTTTATCAAAACCAATAGATTCTGGGGTTTCTTCTGGATTAAATTCTTCTCCAGGGATATCACCGAGCTCTAAATCATCTATCTCTTCGCCTGGGATCTCTCCTAGTTCTGGACCTCCACCAAGGCCTTCACCCGTTGCGCCAAGGCCGCCTATTCCAGCTTCCATGCCACCAAGACCCTCTTCGGCTTCTCCTTCTGCGGCGTTATCACCAGCTATCTTATCTCTATTAACTAGATCTTCATTCTCATTCCATTCATCATCACTCATCAAGAAATATTTTTTAAGTGCAAATTCTTTTGAGAAAAAACCATTTGGGTTTTCTTGAGAGTTGTAAATAAATTCATTCATAGAAGTTAACAATCCAAATCTTGACTCTGACATCTCCATCTCTTTATATTCTTTAAAAAGATTTGATTTTGTAAAAGTAATATTAAAAAGATTTGTATCTATATATTTTTCATCTACTCCTCTAAGTTTCAATAAAGTCATAAACGGATCTAAAATAACATACTTAAATCTTCGCTGAAGTCTTTCAACATATCTAGAAAATTTTATCTCTTCTTGTAATACTTCTCCACCATGACTAGTACTATATGTACTACCACCAGTATCTTCCCATCTTGATTTAGGTAGCTTAAGAGTTTTATAAAGTTTCTTAAGGAAATAAGCAACATCATCCAATTCACCTAGCTGCATTCCACCACCAATTGTATCTACTGTGGTTCCTTCGCCTGCATCATTTTTAGAGAACCAATAATCTTCTGTTAGTGCCTGAATGTTTTGTGCTGAGTTCATTGCTCCAGTTTCTGGATCATATACTATTCTTTTCTTATATCTTTGAATCATTCCCTTAATGTATTCTTCCGCCTTACCCTTTGGCATACGACCAATTGCAATATTCCATACCCTTCTTTCTGGAGCCCTTACCAACCTGTAAATAACTACAGCATCTTCAAGATTCTTAAGCTGATTGTATGTGCGGATAGATGATTCTAAATATCCTCTTTGATCTAACTTGTTTGCTCCAGGCAATCCATAATTAATATATGCTACCTGATCCTTATCAAAAATTATATTTGTATCATCTATTTCCTCATCTGATTGATACATACTAACATTTGGAGCTTCTTTTGTTGTGTTAACTTGCATGTAGGCTTTAATAATATCATCTTCATATATAGGCATGACTGTATGAGATGGTAGCACTTTAATACCTATAACATCATCTCCTTCAGCGTTCATGATCAATTCAATATACAATTCTCCTTCAACAAGCCACTTCTTAAAAAGATCCCAAGCGAGCTCATTGAATTCAAAAACTTCATGAAGCATATAATCCCAAACTTCTCTAATCTGATCTTCTATATGAGATGGGAGCTCCTCGGTCATATCCAAACTAACAATATCACCCTCGTTGTTATCTATAATTGCTTCATCACAAATAGCATCGATAGCATCAGAAATTTCAGGGAAGAAAGACATCTCTCGATATTTAATAACTCTACCCGATTTGTTTCCAAAATATTGTTCAAATTGAATACCTGTATATGTTATTCCAGTACCAGGGGCCAACATGTTTTCATAATTGACCATCTGGCCAAGATCCATTTGCTCCTGCGAAAATCCTTGAGAGTTTGCTATTTGTTCATTGTCAGACTTCTCTTCTTCATCTCTAACATTCCTAAAAAATTTCGCAAACGGATTGAAATTAAACAGTTTTTCAAGTCTCGACATTTAATCCTCCATTAACCCATTCAAATAATCATGATACGATTCGTTTTTCTTTTTCTTTTTCTTTTTTTTCTTTTTCTTTTTTGATGTAACATTTCCATACCGGGTCAACATATCACCCAGCTTGGCTGCAAAATTAGCACTACCACCATATTGTGCGGCATTACCTACACTTGTGGTTGTAATGGTTGCCTCTTCATTCTGATCGTCTTCATTCTCATCATCTTCCATTGAATTGATCGTGGCCTTGCTTAATCCCAACTTCGCATATATCTTTTCCATTTGAGCTGTATACTTTAAATTGGCAAACAAATCTTCTATATCTATTACAACATCATATATCTTCTGAAGATTGTTTGCTGTTGGTTTACCATACTTAAACAATCTTATAGCGATCGTTTTAACATTCGCAGGAGCTTCTATTATATCTCCTTCTTTGTTCTTTATTTTTTTGTTTTTAAGTTTTTGCTTAAACTTTTCTATTTCTTCGTTATTCTTTATTTCCATAATATCCTCTGTTAAATATTTATAGAGTTTCTTTTATGTCTTCATTTATCAAATATGTAACCAACTCTTCCGTAGAGGCATCATATTTTTCTTTAATATGTTTAATGTCTTTTTGAATTCTATCGATCTCAGATCGTTGTTTGATTGTTCCACGAACTATTAATTTATTATAAAAATCATTTGACATGGTTTGTAAATATAAAAAGTTATTAAAATTTGATATCTTCCCGCCCAACAATCTCTTTAGTTTAAATACAATCTTGTCAAGTAACGTAAAGGATTGTCTTTCAATATCAGTCTGTGGATCTCTAACCTGCCTACCGGCATTATTAACAATTCCCTTTTTATAAGCCGCTGTGCGTACAATAGGAGTAGTTAGTTTCTTAATTATTATATAACCAACAATAGAATCTATATTAGATCTCTGTTCTAAACTAGCCATTGTTACCACCCACCGAACGGATCACCGCTCGATTTTTCATTAGTTGGGGGATCATAAAGTACATCAGGTTTCTCTTCATCTATCACATCAGATACATTAAAAATATCTGTATCCTTATCTGTGTAATCTTTAATCCACTCCATACTTGCTGAAGTTGATGCAGATAATGAAATATGTTCGTCCTTGAATGGTCTCACAATAAATTCCCACATGTGCTGTTTTGATAACAAGTACATGCCAACTTCTTCTTTAACTTCCATAATCTCATATAAGTATTTATCATAGTTAGCCTTTACAACATCACCGGTCTTAGGAATGTAAGAAGCATATGTATTTATTCCATGATTGCCTGGGAGTGCAGAGTTACCAAACGTAGACGCATCCTGGAACTGAAGCTTGGGTATAAACATACTAAACTCATCTAATCCTTGAATTCCAAACTTAGACCATAACTTATCTTCTCTTGGTAATGTATAGAAAGCATTGAAACCAAATTTCCTTTCAAACATTCTATTTCCATCTTCACCAAATATCTTATCGTAATTTGTATCATATGAAGCTATATAGAACGTCATACAAACTCCATGATGATTGATAGATTCTGTTGTCATATTATCAAATAAGTTTCTTTCATTATCATAAGCTGGCTGACACTTCTTCAATCCATTGTATATAGGCCTGGGAGCCGCTCCAGCCCACCCGGACGTAACATAGTCGGCTTGGTCAGGCAGACACGTTTGAGCGGTTACTGTTGGCTCTAATAATGTCATTGTCATGTTTATAGGCGACGCTAAAACTGTACCAGTAATTATAGTAGCACTCAAGGCTGTCATTGTCATATCGATAGGATTAGGAGCTGCTGATGTATTTGCCACAATTACCACCCTCCGAACGGATCGCCGCTCGCTTCTTCGTTAGCAGGAGGATCATAAAGTACATCTGGTTTCTCTTCATCTATCACATCTGACACATCAAATACATCGGAATCTTTATCAACCTCTGGTGCTACATTAGGCATAGATGCAGATGTGGTAGCTGATACTGATAGATGCTCATCCTTAAATGGTCTCACAATAAATTCCCATGTGTGCTGTTTAGATAGTAAGAACATTCCAACTTCGTCCTTCACTTCCATAATCTCATATATATAATCATTGTATTTAGATCTAACGATATCTCCTATCTTTGGAATATATTCATCATACACTCCAAAATCCATTACAACATCAGGACTAGCAGACGTACCAGAAATACCATACGTTGACTTAGAGGCAAAGTTTAATTTCGATGCATACATACTAAACTCATCTAATCCTTGAATTCCAAATTTACCCCACAATTTATCTTCTCTTGGTAATGAATAAAATGCATCAAACGCAAACTTCCTCACTACCGTTCTATTATTATCTTCACCAAATATCTTATCATAAGTTGTATCATACGTCACAATATAATAATCTAAACACACGCCATGATGTGCAATGGACTCTTCAATTAGGTTATCAAACAACCAACGCTCACTATCATAGGCTTCATTGCATTTAGTTAAGTAATCATCGGACATGTTAGTCCCATTTCCCATACTATAATCATTGCCATCAAAGTCTGAAAACATTCTGTCTGACAAAGTATAATAACTAGAGCCACTTAAAATGAGTCGGGCCCCTGTTGTAAGATCCACGCAGGCCGCAGAAGTTGTAACCATTACCGACGGTACAGAAAATGTCATAGCTACCGGGTCTGGTGTTTCTATATTAACAATATCATCTGCCATATAACATCTCCGCGCATACACAAAAAACCGGGCACAATGTACCCGATCATATTTATAATTATTAGAAACTGAAGTTATAAAGAAAGGGACGGAACATGTCCGCCCTT